TATTTACTACAACAAAGAGGTGGAAAAAATCGATGTTACAAAACTGGATGCAATGTATGCGTCTGCGGCCGGCGTTATTACGGCAGATTTCCCCGTATACCTTCGCTCTGTTGTAATGCAAAAGAATGTGGATGATCAGCGGTTGGGATGGGCATTTAACAGTATGCTTGAGGGATTCCTGATGAACATGAAGACCGAAACAGGGACTTATATTTACAGGGATGAAATGCAGGCAGGAAAGCTCCTGGGAGCACCTTATAAGGTATCCAATCAGATCCCGGTATCTGCCGCCGGGCTGACGGAACTGTTTTTCGGCAATTGGGCAGACCTGCTGATCGGGGATCAGATGGGTATGGAAACCTTTACCACACTGGAAGGTAGCTGGGTGGATGATGAGGGGACTACCCATAATGCTTTTGAAGAAAATCTGGCTGCAACCAGGGCAACAATGTACGATGACATTGCTGTACGGCATGGGGAATCATTTATCGTAGCCAACAAAATCAAAGTAATGTAAGGAGGAGCATATGAAAAGAGAACTGTATAGTAACGTTAAGGTGATTCCCGGAGGTACAGCCGCTGCAATTGACCGCAGCGGCTTTCTTTCTGCCATTGTAGCAGCATCCGTAACAACAGCGTCAGATGGGCAGAAACTTGCATTTTCCGTAACCCATTGTGATACACAGGATGGAGATTTTGTGGCTGTGGATGATGCCTATATTGGCATTGACGGCCCGCTGCGTGAGACGGCAGTAAAAACAGGGGATATGCTCAACATAGATATCGATCTTCTGGGATGCAAAGACTATATCAAGATTACTCCAACTACAGAGGCAACTGTTGAATATGCAGTAGTATTGGGGGATCCGGCGCAGGCACCGGTTTAAGGAGGCTGTATGATAAGACGCTATGACGCTCCAAAGCCGGAACCGGCCCCGGAGAAAAAGAAAACAAAACCAACAGGTGAAATAAAAAAGCCTGCAGAGTCTAAGATGCAGAGCGGGCCGGGAGAAAATAAGTAATTTGGCAGGGAGGGTACAAGATGGCAGTGAAACAGCTTAGAGAAAATGCATTAACTACCCTTGAAGATATGCTTGAGTATATGGGGATGGACGCGGATGCTGCTCCGGATGCCGTGAAAAACAATATTACCAGGCTGATTAACGCAGCGTCCTCCTATATTGAAGCTGTGGCCGGGAGAAATTTCCGGAAGCAAAAATATGAAGAGAAGCATTTTGCTTCCGGGTACCAGGAACTCTGCCTTAATCAGTACCCTATTATCCAGGTAGAATCGGTAGTGGGGGATGATAGTAGCCAGATAACAGATTTTGATTATTCTGTATGCGGAGAGTATGGAGTTCTTTTCCGGGACCAGGGCTGGGCAATAAAAGGGTACAGGCAGGGCCTGGCGGATGATATCCGCCTTGGCAGCAGGTACCTGACAGTGACATATACAGCCGGATACGTGCTGCCAAAGGATGCAACAGAAGAAGAACCGGAAACGCTGCCTTATGACCTGCAGATGATTGTGTGGCAGATTGTCCAGCAGCAATGGAGCCTAGCAAAGAATGGAGCCAATGGACTTGCTGCGTTTTCTATTTCAGATGTCTCCTGGACATTTGACAAAGAGCTGGGCAGCCAAGTGCAGGACATTATCAACAGCTATAAGCGGGTAGAGTGCTGATGGAAATTGAAGACAACGTGACACCGGAAATTGAGCGGATAGTGGCGGAACTGCAGAAATTAAAAGAGATGACAATCCATGTAGGGATCCAGAACGGGAATGCAAAGGGGGCAGCAGGGGAAGAGAAGGACACTCCTGCAGATATTCTGACGATTGCCGGCGTGCATGAATTTGGTGCGACAATAAAAGCCAAGAATGTCAGCAATTTGGCAATACCTATAGCTGATAAAGCTATAGGTAAAAGCCCCCGGGATTTTGACGGGCTCTTTTTTATCCGTTCAAAGGCTGGATATTTGTTTGGGTGCATCAGCCCAAAAAGAAAAGGAACGCCAAAACAATCTGTCCGGCCCAAGGACACAAAGCCGAAACTGCATAAACCCGGCCCGGGCAAACCGACAGACAAAAAGGAAGAAGACATTGAATATCTTTTCATTCTCTTTCCTTCAGTGGATATACCAGAAAGAAGTTTTATACGGGCAGGATATGAAGCAAATAGGGATGTTCTGGAGGATGCCTGCAGGAAAGCTATTTCAGGGATTGTTTTTAACGGCTGGGATTCCTTGACCGCGGCGAACCATATAGGGATGACCGCTGTCGGGTGCATCCAAATGTATCTGAATACCCCAAGTAATTTTGATATGAAAGGCAGTATCACAAAATCCACATCGAAATGGCCCAATAGCCCGCTGGTTGAAAGTGGAAGATTAAGAAACTCCATTACTTATGTAATCGAAGGAGGCTGACTATGATTGAAGCATTTGCCTATGCTAGACCGGAAATCCCGGAAGGACTTATGCATGAAATGTACGACATCCGTAAAAAAGATGGTTATCATGATTCTGAAAACGGTGGGCAGTGGGTACCGGGAACTGAAGAACGAATATCGTTTAAAGGGGTAATCCTCCCGGTAACAAGCAAAGACCTGATAAGGGAGGAGATTGGCACATACAGTCTGTATAATCAGAAAGTGTATACCAATGGATATAGCCTGGCAATAGGAGCGCAGATGTATGATCCTGTAGAAAATATATTTTATACGGTTAAGCAGGAACTGGGGCATAACTCCATACATCCCCAGAAGAGATATCTGATTGAAGCGAAAGGAAAGGCGGAAGAATGACTCCAAAGGAAGTACGCAACATGGTGACTAAGCAGTTGGAGGATTATCTGGGACTGAGGGTATACCGTTCAGGACAGGTGGCGCCGGAAGCAGAACTGCCTTATCTGATATATAGCATTACCTCTCCATATATCGCAGAACCTACTATGGGACATTACGATATAGAACGGGAGGCGAATGCGGCATATCTGCATCGCAGGGAACGGGCAGGGATGTCTATTTCTTTTACTGCTTGTAGCCAGTCAAGGTTTGGGGATGGCGGGATGTATGTTCAAGGTGAAGATGAGGCTATGGAAATTGCGGATAAGGCGCAGGGATGGTTTTTACTCTCCGGCAGAGGGCAGTTATCCCTGGCGGGGATTGTAGTTGAAGATGTCAATAATGTGCAGCAGCGGAATGTGCTCATGGTGGATGAAGAAGCAAACCGGTACGGATTTGATGTCTTACTCCGCTATGTCAGAGATGATAGGATGGCTGCCGGAACTATTGAGAAAATTATTGCGAAAGGAAAAAAGAATGAATGATGTAGTAGTAATCGTAAAACGGGATACGGCAACTCTTCCGGCGGACACTTTGGATATTCTGCTTATATTGACAGATGCCAGGAAAGAAACTGTCGTATATGAAAGCCTGGAGGCAGCAGAGGCCGGTCTGGGAACAGAATCCATCGGTTATAAAAAAGTGAGGACCCTGTTTTCGCAGGGGGGTGCAAGACCGGCACCTGAAAAGCTTATTCAGAGTATCAAGGTGGTGGGGTTTGCAGATATCACTACACCTGAAACATTGGTAGCGGCTATAAAGGAGTATCAGAAAACTGACAATGACTGGTATTTTTTCATGACCGATAAAACAGATGACGAATATGTGGAGGCCCTTGCAGCATTTGCTGAAAGTTCGGAACCTACGGAAATGGAACTTAATTCGGGTGTGGAAGATCATCGAAAATTTTATTTCTGCCAGACAGGAAATAAAGCATTACAGGTATCACATGCACGCGCTGCAGTAATCTATACAGATAATCTGGATGAACATGCGGACGCAGCATGGATCGGCGCTGTAGGCCCGTGGTATCCCAGATATGTCACCTGGAAGTTTAAAATGCCGGCAGGTTTGCGATACCCTGCATTAACGGCAGAGGAAAAGAAAAGTTTTGAGAATAACTATATTAATTTTGTTGCAAATGAATACAAACGCAATTATATAAAAAATGGAACCTGCAGTGATGGAGAATTTATTGATTCTGTGATGGGCGGGGATTGGCTGGCGAAAGAAATCCGCGGACGTATTTATGATGTGTTTATGGCAAATCCCATTATACCTTATGGAGACAGTGGGTTTACACAGGTGGGCGCTGCTGTACTGCAGGCCATGAATGCTGCTGTAATTAATGGGATAATTGCTGTGGACCAGGAAACAAAAGCGGGTGTGTTTACCGTATCCATTCCAAAATGGGAGGAATCCACCGAAGAACAGCGTAGAAAGCGCATCATGCCCGACATAACTTGGGCTGCACAGCTTACCGGAGCAGTCCACAGCGCCAAGGTAAAGGGTACATTATCCGTAGGACTATAAAGGAGGCAAACATGAGCAGTGTAACAAATTATGATCCCATGAAAGTATCCGTTGTGGTTGATGGATTGATTATAACCGGGTTTGCGGATTCTTCAATGGTAGTGGTGGCGAGAAATGAGGATATTGTATCAACGGTGGTTGGCACTCAGGGAGATGTGGTCTATTCCGAAAACGCGAACCGATCTGGGACAATCACTCTGTCACTTCAGGAAACTTCATACTCTGTTGATTATTTGAGGAATATTGCAAAGCGCCGTAAAGAGGTATCGGTAGTAATTTCTGACATGAATAAAACCCCGACAGAGGTAACAAGCGCTAACCGTTGCCGGGTTACAAAGATACCTGATAACAAAAAGGAGAAGACAGCTGGAAGTATTGATGTAACGATCTTTGCGCCAACAATTGAGGATTAGTAATGGAAAGCAAAATATGGCCAGACAGGCCAAAAGGATTGAGCGAAAGGAGCTATAGAAAATATATGGCAAGACAGAAAAAGGTTACTGTAAATGGAAAGGACTATACGCTGCAGAGTGTGTCGCCCAAATGGTATTTTGAAGTAAATGACAGGTACAATATGACTGGGGGAAAGAAGAATACAGCGGGATATGTGGATGAAATGTTCAAAAATGTCGTTGTAGAACCACTGGAAGTAAAGACACAGGGATTGGAATATTTTTGCGATATGGATGACGGAATTGCAGTTGCCGAAACGCTGCTGATGGAGGCAGAATCCTTTCTTAGAGGAAGAGCGTAATCAGGAGAGGGCAAGGAAAAGAGCCCAAAGAAATAAAAATTTTTGGTTTCTTATTTATTCAGGCGCTGGGCTGAGTTATACGGAACTGATACAGATGGATTTGGCGGAATATACAGAAGCCGTCGAAGCAAAAACATTGTACGACTCAGAGGTTCAGCCGCTAGAATGAACGGAGGTGATGTATAGATGGCTGATCAGAGAAATATCACCTTTGGGATGCAGTTCAGCCGCCTGGATGATACACTTAATCAGCTGGACAACTTACAAAAATCCATTTCAGATGTCAAGGAAGACATGGTGACAATGGAGCAGGAAAGCGATGAAGTCGGAAGCCGGATAAAAGCTGGTATGAGGGAGGCATTCAACGGATTTCATGATGCCGGGACAGCGGCAAAAGAGGCCGGAAGTGATATTGCAGGAAGTTTCCAAAATGCGGAAAGGCAGTTCCGGGAAATTGGATCTTCTGCATCCAGCATGGGAAGTGCGGTAGCCGGAAGCGCGGGAAAAGCGTTAAAAGAATACAATTCTTTTCCGAAGGCGATTAAAGCAGGGATGCAGGGGGCATTCGGCTATGCCGAGAAGAAAGCAACCGGTTTTCAAAAAAAGCTTTCTTCTGGGGCAAAAAAATTGTCCCAGGTGTTTAAGAACCCCATAGGAACCATAAAAAATAAACTGTCTGATGCATTGGAGAAGGCCGGAAGTAAAATAAACGACGTAGAAAACGATGCAGAAAACGCAGAAAAAGACCTAAAAGATATGGGGAACTCTGGAGAGAGCGCAGGAACCAATATCAAGGATGCTTTAGGCGGTGTTGTAGGAAAATTTGCAGCGCTTGGTGCTGGAATTGAACTCATAAAGGCAGGAATGGAGGCGGCCAAGGGATTTGCCTCTTCTGTACTGGAAATTGGGAAAAACACTGAACATGTCGGCGCTAAATTTAATGCTTCGTTTGCAGATGATGCAGGCATGTCCGCCTGGACTGATAATTTTGCTTCCGGAATTAACCGGAGCAAAACAGAGATACAAGATTTTCTGGTACAGAATAAGGCAATGTACCAGGAGATGGGGATTACAGGAGAGGCCGCGAATGACCTGTCCAAAATGACCACATCTTTTGCCTACGATTTAGGCGCTGCCTTCAAAATGGATGATGCTGAAGCACTGTCCACGGTACAGGATTACATATCCGGGAATACCGCTGCGTTGGCACAATATGGGGTACAGATAGACGATACAGTGTTGCAGCAGACCGCGCTGCGCATGGGAATCAATAAAAATGTAGATGACCTATCAGATGCGGAAGCAGCGCAGGTAAGAATGAATGCCCTGCTGGAAAACAGTACCGCTATTCAGCAACAGGCAGTCGGAGCGCAGACAGGCTATGCCAATGGTTTAAAATCCATTAAGGCCAAAGCAACAGATATGCTGTCTGCAATAAGCACGAAATTTACGCCAGCGTTCGACAAAATAGTAGGGACAGTCTTGGATGCCTGGCCAACAGTTGAACCAATTATTACCGGTCTTTTTGACAAGATAGCCCTGGGCATGGAAACAGCCGGTCCGGGGCTTATTAATTTTGCGGTGACAGCATTACCTCCGTTGATATCCACTTTGCAGGAAGTTTTTGCGGCGGCGGAACCGATAGGCTCTGTGCTTGTCGGCTTGGCAACAACAGCGCTTCCACCGCTGGTAAATGCCCTGGCACCAGTAGTGTCTGTTATTGGACGTTTAGCACAGTCTATACTGCCGCCATTCGCCCGCATTATTTCCATGATTGCCACTTCAGCAATCCCTCCATTGGTTGATATTGCCAGCACCCTGATAGGCACAGTAATAGAACCTATGGTGCCGATTTTAGAGAATGTGGTAACTGCAATCATGCCAGGGCTTCAAAGTATGCTCCAGGCAGTATCACCGCTTTTATCCGCATTGTCTCCTGTTTTGCAGATTATCGGCACAGTGTTGGGAAATATTGTAGGTTTTTTGGCCAAAATTGTAGGCTATGCAGCGGAAGGTGTAGGGACTCTTATTGGAAAGATTGCCGGTCTGTTTGGCGGCAGCAGTGGTGAAGGAAACTGGGGTGGAGATGATCTACCGCATAATGATTCCGGAACACCTAATTTTCCTGGCGGGTGGACGCATATAAATGAACGCGGCGGGGAGGTGGCATATCTTCCTGGCGGAAGCACAATAATTCCGGCTGACAAAAGCCAGCAGCTGCTCAGTAATGTCAGGGCTGATAATAACACTTCGGGAAGATTGGATATCCATGTAACTGTGGATGTGTCCGGAGATATGCCTGAGGATAAATTACAGAGACTGGAAGATAATTTCAGGAAAATTGTCCGTGAGGAAGCCCCCAAAATTTTCCGTAAGGAAACAGACAGGGAAACAAAACGAAAGGCTATTCAGGAAGGATTTGCATAGGAGGTGATCAGTGTGGGATACCGGCTGACAGGAGAAAAATGCGGAAGTATCCGTTTTGAGCCAGATACAGGGACGATCAATAAAGAAGGCATTACGATGTCCAGTAAAATGACGGAGAATGCTATCGAGGACGGCAGCTCTATCAATGACCATGTAATAAAAAGTTCAGAGCAATTTCCTATTGGCGGTATTTTGGTGGGTGGCAATGCTGACGCGGACCGGTTAACCCGGATGTGGAAAGAACGGGATTTACTTACCTATTCCGGCCGTGTACGGGGAAATAATCTGGTTATCACCAGCCTGAGCATTACCCCAGAATATAAGAATCTGGGTGGCTGTAGTTTCACAGCCACCCTGCAGAAAGCAAATATAACCACCAGTGCATATGTAGAAATGGGGGAAACCCTTATGAGCCAGGAGGATGCCGGCGAAAAAACGGGCAGTAAGACCGCAGCGACGAAAAATGCAGGAATGACCACAGTGGTATCGGAAACCATCACGGGAAATGCATATACCAGTTACATAAATTCTTACAACGGGAAAAGTAGCAACGGTCCAACAACACGGAGAACTGCCGGATATGACGGGGTGAGATGAATATGAGCTTGAATATTATTGAAGCAGCGCATACCGTGAAATATATCCCTGTTGCGGCAGAAAAGATACCCTATACTTTTAGTATTAAGCTGGATGACCGTACATTTACATTTAATATCCGATATAACGACCAGGGAAAGTTTTACACGGCGGATTTATCCATTACAGCTACAGGAGAGGTTTTGTGCTATGGGGATCCAATCCGGTACGGACGGCCCATGTTCGGCAGCATAGAAGATGACAGATATCCGATTCCGGTTATTATTCCATATTGCCTGGAAGGAAAAGAAGCTGAAATTACCGAAGATAATTTCGGAAAATCAGTAAAACTCTATTTACATGAAAGGCGGGAAGCATAATGAGATTTTTTATCCGAAGTGCCACCATACAGATAGGATCCAATCAATACAGCATGGATAATGGTTTTTATTTTGAATTTGAGATTCCTTTCAAGGATTCTGAGGAGCTTCAGACAGTGACATTTAAGGTGTACAACTTGTCAGAGGGTACCCGGAACAATATCCAGAAGGGTACCCCTATTATCCTGAATGCAGGGTATGAAGGTGATATCGGAACAATATTTGTGGGGGCAGCCAACGCCGCCGGCAGTGAAAAAAGCGGTACGGATTGGATTACCGAGATATCTGCGACTACAGCGCTGGAGGAGTGGTTGGGTAAAACCATAAATAAATCATATCTGCCGGATACTACAGCAAAAAATATCGTCCTGGATTTACTGACTATATTTGGGCTTGAGATAGGGAGATTTGAACTTGTCGAAGATGTAACTTATCCACGCGGACGGGTTTGCCAGGGAAAGTTAAAGGATATTTTAAAGCAAATTGTGGTTAATGAGTGCGGGAGCCGACTGCTAATCAGGAATAATCAGATTAATATCAATGATCCCAAAGACGGAATCAACATGGGATATCTTCTGACTCCTGAAACAGGGCTCCTGGTCTCCGGAGGGGAAAGCGATAATACATTGATAGCCACGGATGAGCAGGAGACAAAAAAGAAGAAAGACGAAAAAGGAAAAACGGTAAAGAGAAAATGTCTGCTGAATCACCGGATAGGCCCAGGGGATATTGTTCAGGTACAATCCCGTGATTTAAACGGAACGTACATGGTAGTAAGTGGTACACATAAAGGGAGTCCCACAGGGGACTGGTATACAGAAATGGAGTTGAAAATTTCATGAATCGGTCTGATGGATATGCCTATGAGGAGGCGAAAAAAAATTCGATATTCCAGCAACTGCATGTAGCAGCCTTGGTACAGGTTATTGCTATCTACCCTGAAAAAATGGAAGTGGATGTAAAGCCTCTGGTTAAAAGTCTTCGGGAAGGCAGTTATATTTCACAGCCGCCGATTCTTCGTGTACCGGTTCTGCAGCTTGGAAACGCAGCTTTTCCTATTCGGCCACAATATGAAATCGGAGACTGTGGATTGGTTGTGTATCTTGATCAGGACAGTGATAATGTGTTGCTGTCAGGCCAGGAAACAGAGCCACAAACGGAAAACTATCACGCGGCTGCATATCCGGTATTCTGCGGAATTATACAAACGGAAGTGAGTATGAATCCGAAAACCTATCTGGAAGTAAGCCGGCAGGGGATAACTATCCATGGAAAAATAAATATTGAAGGGGAGCTGATAGTTAATGGAATTCATGTCGGGGAGGGAGAACCGTGAAACAAAATGAAACATTAAAAATTGATGAAACGGGGGATCTGGTTATTGGTGATGACGGAATCATGGAAACCTTATCAGGAATAGATACCACAGCTCAAAACATCCGCATGAATCTTAAAACCGGAGTAGGGGATTTCCCACTTGTCCCCAGCCACGGAACCGATTATGAAAAAATATTTAAGGAAGATACAGAGCTGCAGGATATAGAGGAAGAATTTAGGGAAAGTATCTATCAGGAATCAGCCGTAACTATGGTTGAAGACCTTACAGCGGAAAAATATGGACGGGAAATGTATGTTTCTTTCCGGGCTGTAACCGCAGCAGGGGAGACATTGGAATCGGAGGTGAAATTGTAAGATGATTACAGCAGAAAATTGGGGCCTGACGGAAAAAGGTTTTTACCGCCCTACCTACGTAGAAATTCTGAATGCCCTGGAATATAAAGCAAGGGAATTATTTCCGGATAATGTGAATCTTACTGTACGATCTCCGATAGGTATCTTCTTAAGAATTTATGCATGGATGCTGAACATTCTGTTTTCCATAATTGAAGATGTCTATAACAGCCGTTTTATTGATACATCGGTGGGAACATCCCTGTATAATCTGGGGAAAAGCATAGGACTGCAGGTGCTGTCTGCGGGAAAGGCAACAGGATATGTGACCATTGCGGCAAAATCCGGAACGATAATACCTGCAGGCTATCTGGTGTGTACTCCAGGCGGCCTGCAGTATTCTGTTATGGCCAAAGTCAAGGTGGGAGACTCGGGGAAGGTACTGGCATTAATCCAGGCTCTGGAAAGTGGGACAGAGTATAACACACCCGCAGATACTATTAATATGATTGTTAATCCTGCATCTGTGGCAGGAGTGATATCTGTCAATAACGATGCGGATGTTATCGGCGGACGGGAACGGGAAACCGATGAAGAGTATAGACAGCGCTATTATGATTCTGTGGATTATTCTGGCGGAGTGAATGCTGACGCAATAAGAGCTGCCTTACTGCAGGAAGTATCCGGAATATATACAGCTTACGTGTATGAAAATGATAAGGACATTCCCGATACAGAGTATGGCCTGCCGCCGCACAGTATTGAAGCGGTGGTTTATGGGGGCCTTGATGAAGACATAGCAAAAGTAATGTATGCCAGAAAAGCAGGTGGGATACAGACTGTGGGCAGCGAATCAGTCAGCATCCTGACTGCGTCAAAGCAAGAAAAAGAAGTACATTTTTCACGGCCTGAACTGGTACCGGTATATATCCAGATAACCAGCCTCGTGACGAATACCAATTTTGAAGGGATTGATACTATCGTACAAGCTCTTATGAATTACATAGGCGGAAGTGCGAATGGGGGCCTGGCAATTGGAGAGGACGTTATTTTCATTTCCATTCCCGGTGTGATAAGTTCGGTGCCGGGAGTGGTGGACTTTAAGCCCCGGATAGGAACCTCTGCTGAGCAATATGGCGAAAGTAATATTGAGATAGGCATTCGTCAGAAGGCAATTACCTCTGAAGGAATGGTGGTGATCACATGAATTTTGTTACACAGATGCTGGAAATGCTGACAAGCGCATATACGAGGGAGGATTTAATTCATATTCCCCGGGGCAGACCTCCTAAAACAAATGTAGGCCGTTTGCACAGCGTTCTGGGGTGGGGGTTCGATCTCGTGAAAGAAAACGCTGAACGGGTAAAACTCTGGGATAACTTGGAGCTGGCACAGGGGAAGGTCCTTGACAGATATGGGAACAACTATGGGGTTATGCGGGGAACTGCTTCAGACAGCATTTACCGGATTATGATTAAGGTAAAAATCATTTCCATGTTATCTGCAGGAAATCTGGATACCATTATTAATGCCGCAGCGGTTCTTTTCAACGTGGCTCCGGAGGATGTGGATATTGATGAGGTTTTTCCTGCCAAAGTATACCTGTATATTGACGAGGATAAGTTGGATACGGAGCACAAAGCTGTAGCGGAAAGTATAGCATCACTCATGCGACGGATAAAAGCCGCCGGCGTCGGAATGCGTATTTTTTATCGAACTTATCACTCAGCGTCGGCTCCCGTCTATGTGGGGCCTGTGTTTTGCAAATATGTGAGGATGACAGTACAACCATATAAAGGGAATTCACATTTTGCTGCTGCAGTTCCATTACATTGCGCCGCTGGCGGGCTGGTGCATGTAGAACGCACATATTTACCAAAGGAGGCAAAAACTTGAATGGAACAGTTATAACAAAAAAAGGGCTGATGCTTATAACAAAGCTGCTGGCCTGCAATGGGGAACTGACATTTTCAAAGGTTGGTGTGGGTATAGGAAAAGTACCGTCTGGCTATGACCCTTCAAGTATGATTGATTTAAACAATTATAAAATGGATGGTGAAATATCTGAGATAAAAGCAGACGCTGAACGAAGCCAGGCATCCATCCGGTTTCAGGTAAGCTCCGTAGGAGTTACGGAAGCTTTTACGGTAACGGAGGCGGGAGTGTATGCAATGGACCCGGATGAGGGAGAAATTCTATATGCATATCTGGATATGTCAGATGATCCGCAGATGATATATGACGCAGAATCGACAATTTCTAAATTCCTGGAAATGACTCTTGTAGTCGTTGTAGGGACGGTAGAAAGAATTACTGCGATTATCAGTCCGCAGAGCTTAATCAGCAAAGAAGAATTTGACAAACAGATAACGGCCCTGCAGGAAGAAAAAGTGAATATAGTGGTGGCTGATAAATATATACCGATTGCCGAAAGAAAGGAAAAAACATTTTATTTAATCAAGCTGGGTAGTGGACCTTTACCAACGAATGATACTATAAAAATCAGTCCTTATTTTGGAGCTAAAATTGTAGAAAGGGGAAGCAAAAATGAGTGAGTTAACAAAAGTACGTATGCAAATTTTAGATGCAGAGACGGATGCAGTCCTGGAGGAAGTAGATGTATTGTCTTCTGCATCGAGCATCTTATTTCCAGATGGGAAAAATCTGGAAGAGAAAATTGGACAGATTGAAAAAATGGAGGGCCCACAGGGACCCAAGGGTGATACTGGAGCAACAGGTCCGCAGGGACCAAAAGGAGATACAGGAGCAACCGGGGCAACAGGCCCTCAGGGAGCTAAGGGCGACACTGGACAAAGAGGAAGTAATTGGTATCAGGGCACTACGATAACAGGAACTTCTACAACCGCAGCAGTATTCAGTAATTCCGGAATTGCCGCGGCCCTCGTCAATGATAAATATCTGAATACCAGTACAGGGGCAGTCTATAACTGCACAGTTGCTGGTGCAGCAAGTGCCGCAAAATGGGTGTATATTGGAAGTATTAAAGGCCCTACAGGTGTTCAGGGGCCTAAAGGGGATACAGGAGCCGCGGGAGCCAAAGGAGCTACAGGTGCCACAGGGCCACAAGGTTCAAAAGGCGACACCGGAGCAACCGGACAGAGAGGAAGCAACTGGTATCAGGGCACTGCAATAACAGGCACATCAACAACCGCAGCAGTGTTCAGTGGCTCCGGAATTGCCGCAGCCCTCGTAAATGATAAATATTTAAATACCAGTACTGGGGCAGTATATAATTGTACTGTTGCTGGAGCAGCTAGTGTGGCAAAATGGGCGTATGCTGGAAGCATAAAAGGCCCTACTGGTACACAGGGTCCAAAAGGGGATACTGGAGCAGCCGGTGCGCAGGGTCCAAAAGGGGATACTGGAGCTACAGGTGCAAGAGGGGCAACGGGCGCTCAAGGCCCCCAAGGCATTCAAGGTCCACAGGGGCCGAAAGGAGCAGATGGGGATAAATTAAAGTATGGAACTTCATATGAGACGGCAAGTGAAATAAAATTGTTTCTAAAAAAATTATAAGGAGGTAGTTATCTTGGCTGAAATACTAAAAGATGTTTTTGAAGATGATAAAGGAAATAAGTATTATTTAGCTAATAACACTGAAATAACATATGACCAGGCAGGAATACCTCTTAATAACGGGGGCGATTTATCTGAAGCCAGTGTAAATTTTTCTGTGGGAACTGCACGAAAAGCGTTGACGCCCAAGGCGCGCTTTAAATCACTTATGGGAGATATTGCAAAATGGCTGACAGATTTAGGGACAGCTGCATTCTGTAATGTGGCCAATAACGATACCACAACGGTGTCGGGATTTGTGGCGGATGCCCGGATCGTGAAGCAACATGGCGATGAGATAGATGGAATAAATAGCGATTTAG